ACTGTTAATGGCACTGCTCATTTTGGTTCTACAGATTGCGGAATAACTGCAACGGACAACGCAGGGGTTGCAAGTGTCTATGGATTAAATGCCGCTGGTACTACTTATAAACCTGTTGAAATACGGACGGGTGTGGCGGGTACAGGGTTTTATCAAACTACCTCTGGTGAAGTCGGGATTGGGACAAGTTCGCCAGCGTCAAAATTTCAAGTTAAACAATCTGCCGTTGCAGATTTGAACGGTCTTGACGGCATTCGCATTGAGCATTCAAGCGGTTCTACAACTGCTTATGCTGGGTTAGGATTAACAGGCACTGACTTAACAATAGCTGCGGGTAATGGCAGCACTAACAATAATAACATTCTCTTTAGAACAGCGGCAAGCGGTGCAGAAGCAGAACGCATGCGCATTGACAGCAGCGGTAATGTAATAATAAACGGCACGGTTGAGGGGTATACGGATTACGCTGATCTATTAACATTATCCAATACGTCAGGCCGTGCAGGCATGACAATACGATCTGCTAATACCTCATCAGGTAATATCTTTTTTTCTGATGTAAATGCTAATTCAGGCAGCGATGCTTATGTAGGGTTTTTGCAATACTATCACAATGTAAATGCTTTGCTGCTCGGCACAGGTTCAGCAGAACGCATGCGCATTGACGGCAGCGGTAATCTGTTGGTGGGTAAGACAAGCACCTCGTTCAGCACGGAAGGTGTAGAAGTACGCCCAGATAGTTTATGGGTAACACGGGACGGTGATACTCCAGTTTTCTTGAACCGCCTTACTTCTGATGGAAGCCTTTTGTCATTCAGCAAAGACGGCACCACGGTGGGGACTATTAGGTCATCTTACGGCGATAGAATTACTGTTGGCACAGGCGATACAGGAATGATGTTCCGTACATCTAGTCGGTCTATTGATCCAGCCGATCCAAGCACTGGCCTGATTACAGATAATTTGATTAGCCTTGGCCGAAGCGGAGTAAGGTTCAAAGACCTTTATCTCGCAGGGAGTGTTAAAATTGGCTCAGAAGTAATTCTTCAAGAGTCTACTGACCGTGCAGACTTATTGCAGATTACGTCTACTACGTCTACTTGGGGCGGCTTGCAAATACGAAACAGCTCCAATGAAGGTCGTTGGTCGTTTATGACTGATGGCGAAGCCGCTGGTATCTTTAACGATGAAGATGGCCAGTGGCATATGTATATGAATGAAAATGGTTCTACATATTTATATTATGCTGGTGCTAATAAAATCACTACTCAATCTTGGGGTGCCTCTGTCACAGGTGTTTTTATAGCAGATGCAGTAGCAGAAGATTACGATGCATTATCAGGTACAACACCAACATGTAACATAGACAATGCTGGTGCATTTAGTCTTACAATGACAGGCAACACTACATTCACATTTAGTGGAGCAGATAATGGCTACAGCAACGGCTTTATCCTACAACTAACAGGCAACGGCGGCACAGTCACATGGCCTACATCAGTAGATTGGGCTGGTGGTACTGCGCCTGATGCACCCGCAAGTGGTGAAACGGATATTTACGTTTTCTGGACAAGAGATGGCGGAACAACGTGGTATGGCGTCCATTCAATAGACGCAGCATCTTAACAAAGGAGAGTAAAATGGCTGAAGAAAAAAAGGCTACTATTACGCTAGATGACAAAGAATACTCAGAGGATCAGCTTACAGATGAGCAAAAGATGATGGTAAACCACATCAACTCATTGCAGCAAAAGATCACATCGGCAGAGTTTAACTTAGACCAACTGCGTGTTGGGCAGAAAGCATTTATAGAGATGCTGAAGTCCAGCTTAGATGAATTAGACAAAGCAGCATAAAATGAGTATGATGCCAAGCAAGCAAAGGATTTGACATGGCAAGCACTTGGACAACAAACATTGCGATTGAGAAGATCGCAGACGGTGAAAAGACAGATACATGGGGTCAGATTACCAACCGTAACTTTGACATTGTTGACCGCGCGGTAAACGGGGTTGGCACGATTGATCTATCAAGTTCAGGTGCTGCCCACACACTTAGCACAACGGACGGGACAACGGGTGACAGCCTGTCGGATGGCATGTACAAGGTGCTTATCTTAGACGGTGCCACAGAGGCTTGCACAATTACAATAAGCCCAAATGACGCGCAGAAGTTCTACGTTGTTGTCAACACATCGGGCTTTAACGCCACCTTTACGCAAGGCACGGGCACTAACGTCACAGTGGCAAATAATGCCACAAAATTAATTTACACTGACGGTGCAGGCGCGGCGGCTGATGTTTCAGAGGTTGATATTATAACTGCTGACGCAAATGGCGTTGTGGCATTTAGCAATGGCATTACAGAGCAAAGCACTGCGATAACATCAAGCTCAGGCGAAGCAACTCTTAATTTGCGAGATGGCACAAACTTTACGCACACGTTAAGTGAAGATGTAACCTACACATTTAGCAATCCTGCGGCTTCTGGGAATGTGTCTGGGTTTACCTTTAAAGTTACGCAAGACAGCACGACACGCGCAGTAACATGGCCCTCAAGTGTTGATTGGCCTAGAGGTGTAACACCCACCATAACGTCATCTAGTGGCGGTGTAGATGTATTTGTATTTCTAACATTTGATGGAGGAACTACTTACTACGGCTTTACTGCTGGGCAAGATATGGGATAACCGACAATGGTCAATTTCAAAAAAGTAATGATGGCATCTGCTGGGGCTGATGGTGGCTACTGGGTTGGCGATGTAAACGACAGTACGATCACTTCAGGATCGTATGGCTACAATCCTCGTATGGCCTTAAATTCCAACGGCAGCATTGCATTAGCTTTTAACCAATGGGGCGCTAGTAACAAAGCTGCGGTTGTGCAATTAACTTCTGGCGGTTCTGTGGAGTGGTCGGAAATCATCACCAAGGGAAGCAACAACACGCTAGGTTATGGCCTTGCTGTTGACAGTAGTAATAATGTTTATGTTCCCGTTATTGGCTCAACTACTACTAACTTTGTAATTTACAAGTTCAACTCATCTGGCACTACGCAGCAAGTGGCTGGTAGCGGCGGATGGAAAGACGAATCATATCAAGTTTTTGATATATACAGCGATGATATTTATCATGGCATGAAACTCAGTACGCTTGGCGCGGCTTTTTATAAAGAGGACGCGGGAACATTAACGGGCACAGCGGATTGGACGCGCAGATATTATCCAAGTAATCCTTGGTTTCCAAACTCTACTTATTTTGATAGCAGCAGGTATTATGTTTATGGTTATCGGGGGTCTGGCTCAAGTTCAACTGCATGTATATGGACAATTACACATGCTGGTGTGCACGATGTGGCAAAAGACTTAACGACTTCAAGTTCCTATAGAAGTATTGACCAACACCCATCAAGTATTGCTCATTACAACGGTAACTTTTATGTTGCCTTTAAGCAATCGCCAGATAATTTCTATATTGATGAAATTGTTTTAGCGAAAACAGCCTATCCATTTACATCTGTTGGCTGGTCTAAAACATTTAATTACTCTACAAGAAATCGCTTAACAAATGGGCCTACACTAGCGTCAAGCACGGGCGACATTCATTGCATGTTAAGAATATCAAACTCAAGCGACAGCAATGCAGGTTTTTGGCTGCAAACATTTAACGAAAGCGGCACATTTCAAAAGGAACTTCACATATCTGCTGGCGCGGGTAATTACATTATTGGTACTTGCTTAATAGATGACAACGACGACATGTATATTAGTGGCCTTTACTACGTTTCTAGTATTTATGCGGGATACAAGCCGTTTGTTATGAAGATACCGTCAGATTACAGCAGCATCGGTGGCACTTATGGCAACTGGACTTTGACCTATGCAACATCGTCTAGCTTTACTATTGCGTCAGAAACAACGTCAGTCTCAACGCCAACAACTACAAATGATACAAGTGTTTCAATTAGTTTTGGCTCTGAAACTGACAACAGCGCAAGTTCAGCAACAATATCAACAGACCTAGATGGCATATAGGAGTATAAAATGTACGTTAAGGTAACAAACGGAGCAGTAGACCAATACCCCTACACGGTCGGCGATCTGCGGCGTGATAATCCCAATACGTCTTTCCCAAGACAAATTTCCAGCGAAACACTCGCTTCTTACGGCGTGTATGCGGTTACGATTTTAGATCGCCCTTCATATACAGAAAGAACGCAGAACCTAACGCAGAAAACAACGCCTACGCTAAACGGCGATAATTGGGAACTAGGGTGGACTGTTTCAGACAAAACATCTGATGAAACACAGGATTATGATGATTTAGCTGCACAAGAAAATAGATCGGTGCGTGATAATCTTATAGCTGTAACAGACTTTTACGCTCTGTCTGACGTAACAATGTCAGCAGAAATGACGACATATCGCCAAGCATTGCGCGACATTACGAGCCACGCAAACTGGCCTCACCTAAACGACAACGATTGGCCTACTAAACCATAAGGATACGCCATGCCTTTAGTCCCGCTAAACATCCCCAAGGGGCAGTACGCAAACGGCACAGAGTATCAGTCTCAGGGTCGCTGGCGTGACGTAAACCTAGTGCGCTGGCATGAGGACGCATTACGTCCAATTGGCGGCTGGAGGCCACGCGCACAGTCTGACAATACGTCCGTAGACGCAGGCGGTGTTGTGCGCGGCGTTCACACTTGGGTAGCAAATGATGGGTCGCGCTACGCGGCGTTTGGGTCGCATGACACGCTGACAGCTATGCTGGAAAGCTCAGTGACGGATGACCTAACACCAGCAGGCTTAACAACTGGTCGCGTTGATGCGTCTATCAACACGGGCTGGGGTTCAGGCGGATGGGGCTTGTTTGATTGGGGTACGCAGCGCCCAGACTTAGGCTCTATTCTACGCGCAACTACATGGTCGCTGGATAACTGGGGCGAATACTTAATTGCTTGCTCAAGTGATGATGGCACGATCTACGAGTGGGATTTAGCAACGGCAACGGCAACGGCGGTATCCAACGCACCGACAGGGTGTCAGGCCGCGTTTGTGACAGAGGAGCGCTTTTTAGTTGCGCTAGGCGGGTCTAATAGCCGCCTTGTTTCTTGGTCTGACCAAGAGGACAACACAACTTGGACAGCGGCTGCGACAAACCAAGCTGGTAATCTTGAGCTACAGACCAACGGCACACCTCTTGCGGGTGTGCGCACACGCGGTCAGTCTTTAATCCTGACAGACCAAGATGCGCATACAATGACATACCAAGGCCCACCGTTTGTATACGGCTTTGAGCGTGTAGGCACAGCCTGCGGCATGATTAGCGCGGGTGCATATGCATCTGTAGATGTAGGTGTTGTTTGGATGGGTCGCCGCAGCTTCTTTATCTACTCTGGCGGTCAGGTGCGTGAAATACCGTGCGAAGTCGCGGATTATGTATTTAGCAACCTAAACTATGACCAAGCATCCAAGGTGCAGGCAATGGTCAATAGCCAGTGGAATGAAGTCTGGTGGGTGTACCAGTCTCAGGATAGTGACGAATGCGATAAGTATGTTGCGTATGACTATGTAGAAAACATCTGGTCTACTGGCGACATTGACCGCACGGCGGGTGTAGATCGCGGCGTATTCCGCTTGCCGTTCATGGTGAAATCAGATGGCATTGTGTACGAGCATGAGGTTGGATTTAATTACGACAGCGCTACGCCATACGCTGAGACAGGCCCAATTGCCATTGGCACTGGTGAACGCCTGATGAAAGTCACCAACGTCATACCTGATGAAAAGACGCAGGGCGATGTAGACTTGAAGTTCAAGGTGCGCAACTACCCAAATGCAACGGAGACAGAAAAGGGGCCGTTTAACACGGCGAACCCAACATCTGTGCGCTTCCAAGGTCGTCAGGTTAGAATGCGTGTTGAGGGTGTAGAGGCAGCAGATTGGCGTGTGGGTGTCATGCGTCTGGATGCGCGGCAGGGTAGTAAACGATGAGTTTCTATGGCGCTCCCCCAGTAGGCCCAGATTTCAAAGTATGGGCAGAGAAGTTTAGTGCGTGGCTTATGAGGACACGCTCTTTTCTTACGCACAGACGCGATTACGACAGCGCAGCAGAGGATGGCGTTATTCTGTGGGATCGTGAAAACAAGTACCCTGTCGTGTCCAAAGACGGCGCGTTTGTGCAGATTGTCCTAGAGGATGGTCACGCCTCGTTTTACCGCACAACGGATGTTACAGCGGCGGCGGCAGATACGGCGTACGCAATAACGTACGATGCGCCAAGCGGCAATGTTGGCATTGATCGGGATGCGACAGACAATAGCAAGATCGTGTTTGACGAAGCTGGAGAATATCTAGTGATGTTCTCAGCGCAGATTAGCTCAACGTCATCTAGCACGGTGAAGTTTTACTTTTGGCCTCGCCTAAACGGCACGGACGCACCCAACAACACAATCATCTATTCGCTGCACCAGAATGACGCGACAGTGGTTGTCTCGCGTTCTGCGAAGTTTGATGTATCTGCTGGCGATGAATTGCAAGTTATGTGGGCGGTGGATAGCACAAACGGATCACTTGATGCGTCTGCGGCGACAGCATTTAGCCCAGCTTCACCCGCAACAACGCTTCACATTACGAGGCTGCATGGATGAATGCGCACGCAGAAATAAATCCGCTAGAGCGATGCAAGCCTTGGATCAAGAAAGCACTAAAGCGTTCAGGTAATCTAAACACTTGGGCAGAGGTGTGCGAGGGTATACGTTCTGGCAAAATGCAGTTATGGCCTGCAGAGCGAGGATGCATTGTAACGGAAATCGTGGTATATCACGATAGAAACGCTTTGCATGTCTTTCTTGCGGGTGGTGAATTGAATGAAATTTTACAAATGACTGAAAGTGTGAAAGAATGGGCGAAATTGCAAGGCTGTTCATTTGCTACATTTGATGGTCGTTTTGGATGGCAGAAACCTTTGGAGAAGATTGGCTGGAAGCCTCACTCTATAACAATGCATTTGGAGTTTTAATATGGGTAGCAGTAAGACCACTCAGGAAACAAAAATCCCAGAGTACCTAGAGGAAGCTGGTCGCCTTGCTGTTCAGCAGGCCCAGCAAGCTCAGCAAATGGGATTTATTCCATATATGGGGCCAGAGATCGCAACGATAAACCCTTACGAGCAAGCCGCAGCGCAGAACGTAGGTCAAATGGCATCTGCGTTTGGTATGGCAGCACCTGCTGGGTTGGACATGGGAATGCCTACTGTCACACAAGGTGGTATGACAGGATATAGCTCTTATCCAATCTACCAAGGCGCAATGGAGCGCCTACGTGAGCAGCGCCCAGAGCAGTATGAATATTTTGCGGGTCAGACAGGTTTTGATCCGATCACTGGCGCAGCAACAGGCTATTCTGCCCCCGCAGCCGTCCAAGACCTTAGAACAATGATGAGTAGTACAGCGCCTGCGTCTGGTGGCAGTAGCAATAATGATGACGCGCCAAGTCATGCTGAAATTATGGACATGCACTATGGCCCAGAGCAAGGCCCGCCGCAGCCAGCATATATCTCAGGCGGCTTTGATCCGTTTGGCCCCAAAAGTAAAGCCACATACAGCAATGCCATTACTGGCGAGCCAGCAGGTCCGATAGGGACAGCTATTGGAGGGTCATTTTTCTAATGGGCAGATCATCAAGTCAATCAACACAGGCACCAGCGCCTACCAGTCAACCATCTGCGGGCTTTGGCCCTGCAGTAAATAACTTTGGCGCACCACCAGCGCAGCAACCAATTGTTCAGCCGCAAGCCCCAGCGCAGCAACCAATTGTTCAGCCAACTGGGCCTAACATCTTTGAGCAATCTTCTGGTGCGCTAGGTCAAGCTCAAGAAACCATGACGGGTTTATCTCAGTTTCAACCTGATCCAATGCAAGCGGCAACGCTTGGCCCAGCGGCAACTATGACATCCGTAGGTCAGGTCGGTGATGTTACGTCTGGTCAATTAGCCTCAACTGATATGGGTCAGTATATGTCCCCATATACTCAGCAGGTTATTGAGCGTGGTCAGGCAGACATTGAGCGCCAACGTCAACTTGCAACACAAGATTTAGGCGCAAGCGCACAGCGTGCAAAAGCGTTTGGGGGTTCTCGTCACGGGGTAGCAGAAGGTACGCTTGCTGGCGAGTATGGTCGCATGGGCATGGACTTTGCGGCCCAGCAAAGACAACGTGCGTTTGATCAGGCGCAACAGGCAGCGCAGTACGACATTGGTCAGCGCTTTGCAGCAGATACGCTTAATCAGCGTGCGGCAGAGGCAGCGGCACAGCGTGAGCAAGCTGCGCGTGCGGGCAACATGGCAGCAGCTAATCAGTTTGCCCAGCAGCAAGCTATGTTTGAGCAGCAAGCAAACCAAGCTACGTTTGGAGGCCAATTCCAAGGCGCAGGCATTCGCCAAGGTGCAGCAAGCGGTCTTTCAGGTCTTGGTGGGCAAATGTTTGGCATCGGTCAGCAAGTGCAAGGCGCCATTGGTCAGCAAGGCCAGTTCCAGCGCGGTTTGCAGCAGCAGCTTCTTGATCGCGCTATGGGTCAATATGGCGGCGCAACTGGTGCGCCTATGGCTGGACTTGGTGCGCTTACGTCTGTCATAAGCGGTATGCCGTATGGAACCACCGCAACGTCACGCACGCCGTTCAATCCACTTGGTCTACTAGGAGCGTTTATCTAGGATGGCAGTTTCTGACTTCTTTTCGCAGTATGCGCCCTATGCACAGAGTGTAAGCAGATCAACGGGTATTGATCCTCGCATCGTGCTTGCACAGGCTGCGCTTGAAACAGGTTATGGGCGCTCTGCCCCAAATTACAACTTGTTTGGCATAAAGGGCAAAGGCTCTACTCAGCAAACAAAAGAGTTTGTTGATGGAAAGATGGTCAGCATGCCGCAAGAGTTCCGTGCATACGGCAGCCCAGAAGAGAGCTTTCAGGATTACGCTAAATTGATGAGCGGCAAGCGTTATGAAGGTGTCCGCTCTGGCGGGACACTAGAGGAGCAGATTGCTGCACTGCAGAAGTCAGGATACGCAACTGACCCAGAGTACGGGCAGAAGATCATGCAGATTGCTAAGGGCATAAACTTAGAGGGTTTACCTATGAATGGACCAACTCAACAAAAACAACCTCAAGGTTTGCTAGGTGGCCTACTTGGTGGGCAGGGCATAGGTGGCGCACTTGGCTTGAGTGATGACTTTAGAGATCGCCTAGCGATGGGCATTATGGCAGGCTCTGATCCA